GAACGGAATAGTCATAATTACATTTACTGTTTCCGCTTAAGAATGCAAATAAAATTAAAAATTGAACGAACCCTGCATAATAAGCATAATCAATATCATATAAACATATATTAGTATATTAATATAACAATAGTATAGTAATATAAACGATATGGGTATAAGATTTTTAAACGGGTTCTTGAAAACCAACTGTTCGCCCGCCGCCATTCATTTAGTTAACTTTGGCGCGTTAACCGGCAAAAAAATTGCGATTGATATCAGCATTTATTTGTATAAATTCTCCGCCGAAAACCGGCTCATTGAAAACATTCACCGGATGTTGACCTTATTCACCCATTATAAAATCATTCCAGTATTTATTTTTGATGGGAAACCGCCCGCTGAAAAAAAGTTTGTCTTGCAGCAGCGTCGACAATCCAAGACCGCCGCCGAACGCGAATACAACCAGCTGAAACGTCAATTAGACGGAATGATTATCAGCCGCCCATTCTCTACTAGCTCTGCATCAGAAACCGACAAAATCATCCAGCAAATGGAGAAACTCAAGACCCAGTTCATCTACATTAATCGCGAAACTATCAACAGTGTGAAAGACCTGTTGCGCGCATACGGGGCGACATATTACGACTCGCCCGAAGAAGCCGACACTTTATGCGCGATGTTGGTGCACAAACATAAGACTTGGGCGTGTTTAAGCGACGACATGGACATGTTTGCGTATGGCACGGCGCACGTATTGCGCGACTTTGATATCAATGCGCACACGGCGACCCTGTATTCTATGAGCGCAATACTAGATGACCTGGGGATCAGTCCGGCGGAATTCAAGATGATGTGCGTTATTGCAGGAACGGACTATAACACGCGGTCAGCTGACGCACAGCAAAGCCCAAATGTGAATATGAATATGAATATGAATATATATAAATGTTTTGCGGCGCTGAAGGCGTTTAAACGCAATAACCCGAATAATTCTACTGTAGGTGTAGGGCTAAATGATTGGATTAACGCAGATGCAAAGACGCATGAAATGCATTACAATATGTTTGATTTAGACCATGAAACGCACCAAACCAAGTTCAAATCGTTTGATAATATTAAAATAATGAATGGCAAAATAATGCAACAACAAGTGCGCGAAATTTTGAACGCGCATTCAATGCTTTAATTGCATAATATTAATACGATATTTGCAATGGAATTTGTAAATCTGAGTTCCCATATATTATAAAATCGCGATTAAAATTTAATGAACATGCGCGGTCATCACCGCCTATTTTACTACCATATTTTAGGCCTTTAATGGTGCGTTTATTTGTTGTCTTTTTGCAATTTTTGCATTTATTATTTTTTCTGCGCGTATTGTGCGTCTTTTTTTTGCGTGTCCTGTTTTTTATTTTACTGCCTCCTGCGGTGTATTCTAGAAAACGCGGGTCTCTTGTAACTGATACAAGTTCACGGTCGCAAGTACTACCTGAAAATAAATCTTTAAAACTGGGGGGTGTTTTCGGTATACTTATTTTATCTAACACAATTTTGTCATATGTTGGCACAACTGGGTTATATGGCATCCAAACTCCTTTAGCCCAATTGGTATCGCCTTCTTTATAAAATGCTATTCTTAAAAAGTTTCGTTTATGTAAAGGCAACTCGCCAGTTGAAAATTTAATTAAATGTTGACTAGTTAACTCGCTCATAGCATCAGTATAAATAGGTTGTAAACGTTCAGTTGTTATAATGTTTGGACTTTTAAGAAGTAGTCTAGTTGGTTGTTGTGCAAATCTAAAAACAGTGGGTGCTCTTAATACTGGAGTTTCATGATAAAATGCACTTTCTTTCCAAATTATTAAGTTACCTGCAGTTACAGGCATTGAAAATACATTATTACCACCTTCAGGTGCCAACTCTGTCCCTCTTGTGATATGAGGGTCTTTAAATAATAATGCAAGTTTAATATATTTAATTTTAAACTCTTGTGGAGTGCCCTCATTATAAATTATTGAATCTTGGTGAAGTGTAGTCCGTTCTCCATTTATTGGTTCTCGTCTATTTTGATAATAATCAAATGCAATTATTAATGGATATGTAAACTCACTGCCAAATAAATCTAATTGTTGGTTCATTAGCGCAATTAAATGTGCAATTAAGCCCGAATGCGCATCTATATTGTCATTATCATTATCAAAAAATAAATTGGACTGCCAAAGGCCATCAATAGATTGGTATGTAGTTGATTTGTGATTATCAGTCATAAAGTTTGCTTCATAATTTTTTCTTATACTAAAGCGTCGCATGCCATCTATTATTTCAATTTTAAATATAATAAATCTACATGAAGATTCAATTTGGTCATCTAAAGTTTTAAAATGCCGGAACTGCGTCCATCCATTATATTCATCAATTAAAGTCTGCTTAATGCCACTAATGTCAATCGCCTGCAACAATTCGTCAGGAACTGATAACTTTGCAAACAATAATTCTCGCGATGGTTCTTGTCCTTGAAAACTTTGAAACCAGCTAGGCGGAGTTACCTGTTCAATTCCAATAGTATTCTTTCTTACATATTGCGATAATTCAAATATTGACACTTGTTTTGCAGATTTGGATGATGATACTGTAGATAGATCTGTGTCTTTACGTTTCATATTACGTTTCATATATTATATAAAGTTATTGAATTTTTACATACAAAAAATAATAAATAAAATGATTTTATTTTTTATTTTTTTAGATTAGGTCATAAATCTTAAAATGACTACAAGCTAAATGGCTTTAAGCGCTCGCCGTGGCCTCAACAGGCTTGGACGCCTTGGAGAAGTGGGGGCTCATGTATCTCTGCAAGTTGAAATACGTAAGCTCCTCGCCCTGGTTAATCTTAAGGAGAGACGAAAGCTTGCTATCCGGGATAATCTTGCGGCCATTGGCCTTATCCTGAAGGTCGTGCGTTCTAATGTAGGTGTTGATGTCGCGAGTGACCTCAGTTCTGGCCATCTCCGCGCCCACCTGCTTTCCCAAGAACTGCGCGAGCTCGTCGCTAATTCTGGTAGGCTTCACGAACCCACTGGGAGCGCGGTTGCCGGCCTTTCTCTTTCTCTTGGTGGACGCCTTCTGCGCGTTCTTGAGCTCACGGTTATACTGCTTGTCCAAAGTGCGGTAATCCGTCTTCAAAGAGGCAATAATAGAGCTGAGCTGCTGCAACTTGGCAAAAATATCAAGGGACTTCTCATTGACACTGGTATCCACGTCACCAACAACCTCCTCTGCAGCGGGTGCGGCGGAGGCGGAGGCGGAGGCAGTAACGGGGGCAACAGCAGGGGTAACAGCCTCAACAGCAGGAGTAGTGGCAGCCTTCTGCTTGGGCTCTCTAACCTTCTTCACCTTTGTGACAACCTCCTGGACAACAGGGGCGGCAACAACAGGGGCAGAGGCAACAACGGGAGCGGGGGCGGGGGCAACGGGAGCGGTGGTGGAGGCGGCAGCGGCTTTGGTGGCTTTGGTTTGCTTTGACATGTTATACTATCTATATACACTATCTTTTTAAGTAGTTTAACGCATAAATATATATTATTTAATTAATTCGCGATTAAACAAGGTCTGCAATATTAATTATTTGTTATTTTTCCTAAAGTTATGGATTTATATGGATTTATTATATAGAATTGTTGTTCATTGTTCCCTTGTTTCATCATTTTCTTCCTTTTATTCTAATATCAAAGCAAACTAATCATTATTATTCTAAACAATAATGATGAAACATTCCTCCAGGAGGCTATTAATAATACGTGACCGATTGATACAACCATGGCAGACTTGTTGCCGCCTCCGTATTCACAATCGTTAATGCACCCAACACATAATATGCGCCTAAACATTTGCTGTCGCGGTCCACCCCGCTATTCACAAGACATTCCAATATCGTCAATATTCTTCCTTTAATCTCATTATTATTGTACATATCTCTCAACTCTTGAAAGTTTAATTGCCTAAATGGATTGCCATGAGGGGGGCAAATGGCGGTCTTCATCTGGTTACTAATCTGTAGGCGGTAGTTCCAAATATCATATAACTCTCTCAAAAATTTTAATAATTTATTCTTGTCCAACTCGGCAAACCATCTTGGCTCGCTGTAATTTCCTAAAGCATTGATGTTTTGAAATAGAGCCAAAATGCGCAATTCCAATGACTTGTCGCTTGAAATTATAATATTGTCCACCTCTATCTCCGTATTAATATCCATGTTGAGAAGCTTGCCAATGCTCAACAAACTCTTCAATGCATACAAGGTGCGCGGTGGAAATGCGTTTCTATTGTAGGGATTACATAGTTTGCAGCCGGATTTAGCAATCAAGTTATGTAGCGATACAATGTCAAACCCATAAATAAATCCGTCTACATCTTTGTAGCTGAAAAATTGGTGTAATGGGATTAGAGCAAGGTCTTCCATAGAGAGGAAATCGGTTTGGTTCACGCATAATGCGCGATTTAGATATGCGGGCCCGTGCATCTGCGTGCTAAACATGCGCTGTAGTCGTCCTCTAAAAACCTTTTGGATTTTAACAATAAAGGAAGAAAAATATAGGTGGCTACAAATCCGGAAGGTCAAGTCTTTTTTAGAGCCGGATAACTTTAGGTTGTAATGTTTCGCAAACCGTTTTAAATCCACCATCATGAATTTTTGGGTTAGTAGCGCGCCGTAATTCGTAGTAGTGGGAATATCTTGGGGCGCAATCGTGATGTTGGCAAATGCGGCAAAAACACGGTCATAGGCTTTTTCAAAGATTAAATTCATGTACTCGGCCATTTTATTTTGTGCGGCTCTATGGGTCTGCAATGTAGAATTGCAAGTCGTCAGGTTGCCTGGTATAACGTTTGATACGCTGCTTTGAACTTCATTATACATTGTATACATTATTGTATCTATTTATAGATAATATAATTTCTTTTTGAATTGTTTTAATTTTTAATTGAATTATATTATTTTTAACTGAGAACTTGTAACTTGTAACTTGTAAGAGTGGTCGCGCTATATTATTTTTTTTATATGTGTATATATAAGGTTATTGATGATGAGCATATTTAGAGCAGATGCTGCGAGTGCTGCGAGTGCTGCAGGTGATGAAGGTGATGAAGGTGCTGCAGGTGATAGTGGCAAATGCGGTAAAGGTTATGCAAATACACGTCTTTTTAGAGGTGATGACAAAAGTTTTAATTTTTTTTCTATAAGTTTTTTTAAAAAAACAAACAAGCCAGTTGATGAACCATTTGATAAAAAAATTGATAAAATGTCACTGTTAATGAATGAATTGCCACGTTTCAGTGAAGTCTACATTAACGATTTGGGATCCATATCACCGAATAAATCAACATTTTGTGCAAAATCTGGAGAGAGTCACGACAGCCTTGACCTTAAAGATGTATTTACAGAGGCAGAAGATAATTATGCGTTATATTTAACATCTGAACAAATTGAACCAATGGTTGGTAATAGGAGTGAAGGTCAAATACATGTCAGTAAGTTAAAGGCTATTTTAGTTTTTAGATATGATGAGGGTGCACATTGCATGGAAATTAAATATTTATGTGCTAATCAAGCAAATATATATGCAGGTGCTGGAACTAAAATTATAGAATATTTTAATAATATGATTAACAATTATGTTAATTATTACAATAGTAAACACAATACTAGTGACAACCCAAAAAAGTATTTTTTAGAAGTGTGTTTATTATCTCTAGGTAAAACAATAGGTTTTTATTTAAAAAAAAATTTTATATTTAAAGATGAGGAAGATAAAATTAGATTTCAACAATTGTATAAAGATGCGATTGATAAATTTGATGAAAAATTTGGCAGAGTTCCTGATGAGGATGACATGCGTAAAATATATAGAGACTTGGGGGGAATTTATATGAAAAAGATTATAGGAGACCCTGAAGGAACAATAATGCCAACGCAATCAGATTCAGAAACAGGTTCGTCGCAATCAGTTTCAGAAGATGAACGCGACGGTGGCGCACCTCATACCAAAACAAAAAAAAACAAACCCTATAACCGCGCCAAAAAAACTAAAAAATATAAAAATGGTAAAAATGGTAAAAATAGTAAAAATTGTAAAAAACATAACATTTGTAAACGCGCCAAGAAAACTAAAAAATATAAAAATTGTAAAAAATATAAATTTTGTAAAAGGACAAAGAAATTGTGAGCGCATCAATCGCGTCATTCAAACGCACCTGAGTTCAGCTTATCTTTTAAATCAATAAATATGAATAAGTAAAAAATTGATTTAAAGACAACTCATAATGATATAGTATAAATAAAAACAATGTCTCAAATGCACTCCTCTAACTCTAACGATACTCAATTATTTGTTGATGGCACTTTATTTGATTGCACCAAGTTGCGTTATGGCGCAATCAAGGCCAATGCCTCCGGTGGCAAGGCAATCAGTGTATTCAGCACTTCAATTAATAGCGGCTTAAAGCTAAGCACTCCCTTAATGTTGACTTGGGGCGCCTCTGACTATGAGGGCAACAAGCAGTATGCGATGAGCCTTCAATTCCCCTCTGCTGAGTATTTGACCAGCGACACCGACGCGTTCTTAAGAAATATGAAGGCGTTTGAGGACAAGATTAAGGCGGATGCGCTTGCTAACTCCAAGGAATGGTTCGGCAAGGTGCACAAGTCTCCCGAGGTGATTGAGGCGCTCTTCACTCCTATGCTCAAGTATCCCAAGGACAAGCAGACCAGAGAGGCCGATTACACCAAGTCCCCAATTCTAAGTGTAAAGACGCCTAATTATGAAGGCGTCTGGAAGTTTGAAGTGTATGACGAAGACGAGAACAAGCTATATCCGGACAGCGCAAATACAATGGTCAATCCTCTAGACTATTTGCAGAAAGGCACTCACTTGGCGAGCATTATCCAGTGCGGCGGACTATGGTTTGCCAATGGTAAGTTTGGCATCACTTGGCGACTTGCGCAGGCGATTGTGCAGAAGCCCAAGGAGACGATTGGCGGCAGATGCTTGCTAAAGCTGAAGACCGCGGACAAGGAGAAGCTCAAGGCACAGGTTGCGCCGGTTGTAGAAGAGGCGGATAACATGGCGCTCAGTGTGGTTGTAGAGGATAGCGATGAGGAGGATGAGCTGCCGGTTGTTCCTGCTCCTACACGCGCTGCTCCTGCACCTCCTGTTGTTGTAGAGGTGCCTGTTGTAGAGGCAACTCCGGCGCCTGTAGAGACTGTTGCAGAAGAGCCTGCTGCAGTTGCGGCCGCGCCTGTCAAGAAGAAGATCGTCAAGAAGAAGGAGTAAACAATGTCTCAATAATTAATAATAATAATAATAATAATAATAATAATAATAACAAATATTGTGAAAAATATTATGAAAAATATTATGAAAATTAATATTAAATGATTACATGGTAATATAATAATAAGGGCACTATTATTATATTTTTTTATGCACTGCACATTCAAATACTTATTTTAAATCCATTATTTCATTATCCATTATTTCATTATGCATTATCCATTATTTCATTATCCATTATTTCATTATCCATTATTTCATTATTCCAAGATTATTTTCACGACAATGTCCGCCTTTTGCTCAATGCTATACATATTCATATCATCTATCTTGGCGATCCCTTTCTTCCTTATTGTGTAATATTGCAGCGGTTTAATCATCAGCTTGTCGCACGGAATTTCAAACGACCTTGTACCCAGCTTTAACACCAGCACCGGACTTTTTAGTGAGATGTCGCGCAATGCCACCCTCATAGTGGTGTGAATATTATTCATCTCGTCAATAAATATGTTTTCGCCTAAATCCGGGATGCACTTGACAATAACCTCGCCATCAGTAGACGCATCATCTAAGCCATTTGAAGTAGGAGAGGTAGGAGTTGGGCCACTAATACAATCATAATATAGCTCGCTATGCCACAATGGCACAAAATACGCGTGACCGTTGTGCACTAATTTGTAGACGTTGCTCTCAAACAGGTCTTCTAAACTGGGATTTAAACTGAATAAAAAGGTGTTCTTGTATTTTTCAAATAGCACAGTCTTCACTTGTTCAATTATTTCTTCCTTTATGCAAAGGATGCCCTGATATTTTAACAGCAGGCTATACACTTCTAGCGACATCTCTTTGCTCAGGCCGTCAAACAATTTGAGACTGATTTGCTTGCAACCCAACACAATGTCTTTCACAATGGACGCAAATAGGTCGCTCCCAGCACTCTTCACTAGGAGGTTCACAAAGATGGTGAGCAAGGAAATGTAGGCAGGTTGCTCTTCATTATTATCTGTAGAAGATGTAAAAAAGGAAGAAAAAGGTGAGTTTTGGGTGGATGATTGGTTCATATTCATATTATTCATATTATTTAGATTGCTGGCGTTGCTTGCGTTGCTTGCGTTGCTGTTGACCTCTTGCATTAAATAATGGTACGCGGTGTTCAAATCTTGGAATATTGAGGTGGATTGCGCACTGTTATTATGTTTGTCAGGATGGTATTGCAGCGCAAGTTTGTAGTATTGTTTTTTAATCTTATCCGGAGTAAAGGAAGAAATATCTGTGTAGTTTAGTTCTAATATATTAGCAGCCACTTGGATGTTCATTATTATTATTAATAGTATTATTAATAGTAATAGTATTACTAAATTCCTTTCTAATATCATATTGAATAAATCACATATTGAATAAATCACATATTGAATAAATCACATATTTATTTTACACCGGATACCCATGTATCAGCGCGGTTAAATACAGCAAATAATTCTCCAGATGGTATATCGGGCGATAGTTGTTGTTATAGTACTGGAGGAAAGTATATGTTTTGATTAATATTTTGGACACGTCTTCCATTTTTAGTTTGTTTTGTTGTAATAAGGAAGAAAAAATATACCAAACACACTCAGTAATATCCAAGTTCACAATGAACGCATCATACTGCAAATCGCGGAACTTTAAGAAATTGAGCTCCCCCACGTTAATCATCTCATTAATCAGCTTGTCGCAAATAATCTTGTGCGGCACAATAATCTCGTTATTGGTGCAGTTTAAATTCTTTATATTCAGGATATTCTCCAGCTTGGCATCCGGCTCCAGCTTGTTTTTTAAACACTTGTTATACAACGCTTTGGTCGGCCTCGGCATATTCACCACCTTGCAGCATGTTAATATATTATCCGGCAAAAAACTGAGCTCCTTGGTAATCAATATGAAGTTCAATTGTATGCCATTAATCGCGTTTTGCTGCATATAGCTGTAAAAGTTTTCCAACAATTCGCTATGTATCTCGTGAAAATTCTTACACACAATTATCCCGAACTTGTCGGTCTTGGCATACACAATATCAATGATTTGCAAATAAATTTCGTGCCATAGCAGTTTAGAGTTGCATCCCAACAGTGACATATCAATTTCGTAATGGACGTCGCTGATTTTGAACGTGTATTGCTGCTTTAAATAAGTGACGTTCAATTTCTTCTCATACTTGAGGTCGCTCGAGCTGAATTTCAGGATGGACTTGAGCATTTGCGTATATTTGCCGACGCCGGGCGGACCATAAAAGATGAGGTTTTTAAACTGCTTGCGGCCTGCCGGGATTTGCTTTAGGACGCGGTCCAACTTGGGGTGCAAGTTTTCTTTTATATTGGCTTGAATGTATTCCTCAAAATGGGTTTCCTGAAATTTCATATATTATGACTTATTGATTACTCTTTATATCCTTTTGCTCCTAGGCCGTTTCTTACCTCTTTTGCAAGTTCGCTTAAGTTGGGGCACGTTGTGTCTTTTACTTTGTCTTCTCTTGCGCCTTCTAGGTGGCATTTGTTTTCTTCTACTTTTGTTACCCCCTGCAACATCTGTTTCTGCACCTTCATGCACTTGTGCTGCACTTTCCACACGCATATCAAATGATGACATTTCTGCAGCAGTTGTTGGTAAAGGTGAAGGTAAAGATACATAAAATGTCTCAATATCTTTATCAAAGTTTGCAAGCTCTCCTGCTCTGATATAACTATTAATTATGTCTTCTGTCATTTGTGTTGGATTGTCTACTGATGCAATATAATACTTTTGTAATATATCAAAAGAAAGTGAATATACAACTGGGACACTATCTGCAGTATCAACTAACCACTGCATGTTTGGTAATTTGCCAGGGACAACAATATATTTTTCACTTTGATTTACAGCATATATATATTTAAGAGCATTATGCATAAATTCTTCTTTTAATGGTAAGCTAAAAACAACGGGTTGTTCATGTGAAGTAATTATTTCAAAAAATCGTCTTGTCATTTCTTCCTTTTTATCAATTAAATATTGTTCTTGATTTACATTTATTACGTTTCCAAAATCAATAATTTCACTTTGAATGTGGATTGTTGAAGGGTATAATAAAACATTTCTCTTATGTAAATCTCTATGTATTATTCCAATGTCAATAAATAATCTTACAACTTGAGCCAATATATTAGAAATTGCGTCCAACTCTTGTCTTACCGAATTGACATCGCGATTGCGATTCATAAATTCATAAACTGTTGATGACCACATTACTTTAGGCATTAACATAATGCCCATTCCGCACGTTACTTGTGCATGTGACATTGTTTCCGCATGTGTCATTGATTCCAAAGTCTCTTTCAAACATTCAAAAATTTCAGGTGCATCACTTTTATCAGATAAAAAATCAATTAATTTGTCTGCTTCATCCTTATTAAACAAAGATAGATTTGCCACAGCAGGACATATTTCTGGTCTTCCTCCGGCAATAGATTTTAACCATATTAATTGTTGATTTTTTGCTTCATCTAAAAACTCTTTAGCAATCACTGAATATTTACTTCCACATTTAGGCAAGTTAACTTTGAGTGATGCTATTACGACAATTTTTAAAATAAAATTTGTAATTGGTATTTTAAACATTCCGGTTGCATCATTAGTATAATATTCAGTGTATTCTGAACGCACAATTAATTCAAATATAAACCCGTAACGACTGTCATTGCTCAATAGTTTTAATATGGCACCTGGACTTGTTAACATATCAAATATGGGTTTAAAACCAATTTTGTCAGGATGAAGTAATTTTGCGCCTCCTTTTTGCAATTTTACCATATATATATAATTTGATATTTTATACATTTAACCCTAAATTAACGCAACCCGCAATCTCGGCAAATATAATTGTTATGTAAAACCATATAATAACTATTCGCTAATAATTATTATATCCCTAACCCATTATTTATGAATATTGTTAAAAGATTAGACCAATACGATGAAAATAACCTCTTTTTTTGTGACCCCATTAAAAACAACGTCATGAATGAAGGCAAGTTTATGCGCATACTATATTCCAACCACCTCTTTGTATTAAATGGCATCTACCTAGTATTCACCATTTATACCACACATGTAGACAAATATTACAACAAATATAAAATCATTTTTGACCGCGACATGCATGCCAGTGTCGTAAACCGGCTTCAATATATTGAACAGTCCGTATTAAAACAATCGCCCATTAAACATAAAACGCCGCAATACAAAATATACGACCAGCTCAAAAACAACCACATCAAAATATTTATAGACCCCAAACAGACCATCACCGCAAGCGCGAACGTATTCTTGCTGAAAATATCGGGCATCTGGGAAACCGACACAAATTATGGCGTCACGTATAAATTCATCAAGGTGAACAGCACACCAATATAATGGGGTCGGTTACAAGGTAACCTTGTAACCTTATTCGTGCCTTACAGTCGGTTACAAGGTAACATTAACCATCGGTAATAAAATATTTCAGTGCAATATATTTGCATATTAACAAGACCGCGCAAAATGTGTTCACAATATACAACTTCATGCTATCCACCGGATCCACAATCATCGGCACCAGTAATACAAAGTTCCGCGCAGAGAAAACCGAGTAAGACAATAAAATCGCAATCAAGAATGTAAACGTCGTTAGATACGGCACATATCCTAGCGAGATTTCATTAATATACTTGCTAAACAAATACAAATTAATAAATATTAAAACCATGATTATTGCACAAATCACGACAAATGTAATATTCTTATTCATCGTCACCATTCCATATTGAAATGCATATGCCACAAGCGAAATCATTCCCACTAATAATGAAGAATAACCGATGATAGTGGCAATCACCGCATTTTTATCCGCCCCAAACATAGTTGTTACCGCAATAGTAATGCAACCCGCCATAAGCATTGTAAATATAACTCCACGATGACGCGACTCGCCAATCAATTGGTCAGACATATATTACTTATACATAATATTTTAACGGCATAAGTCTTCAATTATTGCATTGATTTTTAGCAACAATCATGATATTTCTATATTATTTGCTATGATAAATATATAAAAGTAATATATACATATAATATTATGAGCAGTTTCAACACATCTACCTCCCACCCGTTAATCCCCAATTCAAATGAATACTCATTAAAAAAGAAATTCATTTCCATCCACTCGGAAGACCGAAATGTTAAAAAATGGCCTTCCTCGTCCGACTTTGAAATTGAGCTCCCGCAAGATTACATCAACATCCAAGGCGTTCGTTTAAGCACTTGGTCCTTCCCCGCGAATTATAACACGTTCTCACATGACCAGTTCAATGTTTCACTTATATTTCAAATAACTCAAGCATATAACCCTGGCGACTACACGGCGCACGAAGCATTCTCAGATTTTTTGCAAGAGCAAATCTTTGCCGGACTATTTAATAATTGTGAAAATAATTATACTATTAATATTGAAGAAGGGCATTATACACCTAGTCAAATGGCAACAGAACTCACAAATAAAATGAACGAAACCGTCTACAATTATTTATACGCTTACATTGAACAATATAATTTGGACAATCCATCTGAAGCCGTTGACCTGTCAACTTTTACAGAATACACCGGCTTTATAGTGGCGTTTAATGATGTCAATCAGCAACTTTGGTTTGGGCATACCAGCGCACAATTTAAAATAATAGCGTTTAACGATTTTAATGCACCATGTGACGGCATTGTTAACCCGCTTATTTATAAAAAGGACAGCAATAATATTTGCAAAGGGTCGCATACTTATCCAGACTTCACAAATTGGGGTCTCCCCTCATGTTTAGGGTTTATTCGCGAGAATGTGGATAGCATTACAGCAGATGACGTAAAGTCTTTGCCAAAGTTTTATTATGGCGACCCACTTTATCCGAATGGTCAATGGTTATTGCCCGACCCCGAATTGCCTGGCGCAGTCGCAAGCTATTTAAAAGCACCTTTAAAAATCAACCTCACTTTAAACACCTATTATTATATGGAAGTAGAAGGCATGAATAATTTGGACGAAACTATCCCCTACAGCCCAAACACGTTTACGCGACATACGAATGAGACCAACGGCATCGTAAATTCAGCCTTTGCAAAAATTCCCATTCCATTAGGAAAATCTGGACAAGAATGCAATGACACTATGGACACATATATGATATATCAACCGCCTGCCGAGCGAATTCGCAAACTTAAAATACGTGTTCGTTACCATAACGGTGCACTAGTAAATTTCGGGTCGTTAAACTTTTCTTTTACACTGGAGTTCGTCATCTTTGACGCGCAAATTAATAAAAAGGTCAATATGTATGTCCCGGAAACTGTAAAGTTCGGTGGCGGACACCGGTATTAGGCGCAAGCATTTATGCGTTAAATGATATATTATATAATAATATATCATATATAATACATATGATTAAAATTTACTATGGTATAATTGGCAATTTGGTTGATGTCACCCCAATTGCATTAAAAACGCTTTCAAAAGACGGCATTGTATTCATTCCAAAAGATGATAATTTACGCGCACAATATTTTAAGGACCATTTATACGGAGTGTTAAAAACCGTTTTTGTAACGACAGATTTCACAGGAGAACCTACTACAGTAGAATGCAACCATTTAACTAATGTATACATTGACATTAACATGAAGAAAATTTATATGAATGATGACGCGCCAGAAGAAATAAAACAGCTTCATCTTAATAAATTTCAATTATTGGCCAACATTCACTCAAAATATAGACTACATTATGGCAGTTTTGAGCATGAATACCCTGAACAATTAATGGCCGTATCATATCTAACCGGCAATGAAAAAGTGCTGGAAATCGGCGGAAATATCGGGAGAAACAGTCTTGTCATCGCGCACATATTGCGGCAATCGAACACAAATAATTTTGTAACCTTGGAATGCGACCCAAACATCGCAAAACAACTCATGTACAATAGAGATGTAAATAACGTCAGCTTTATTATTGAAAACTCCGCGCTGTCCAAGCGCAAACTCATCCAAAAAGCCTGGGACACTATTGCAAGCGATGAAGTGTTAGACGGTTACACCCCTGTAAAAACCATCACCTGGGACGAATTAAATGCCAAATATAATATCCCATTTGATACACTCGTATTAGACTGCGAAGGCGCCTTCTACTACATTTTGATGGACATGCCCGAAATGTTAACCAACATTAACCTAATCATCATGGAAAATGATTACCACGACATCACTCATAAGAAATTCATTGATAATGTATTGAAAGAGCGCGGGTTTTATGTGGACTATTCGGAATCAGGCGGCTGGGGACCCTGCTATAACAACTTTTTTGAAGTTTGGAAGAGACTAATCGGGAATAAACCATCATTTTTGAGAGCGCATTGAATGCCGTGATATATTTAACATTATTATTTCTGTAAATAATAATGATAGTTAACGATATTTTTTACGACGGGATTACAACCGGATTACGACAGGGTTAACCCACATTATGCGTTGTTTTAATCCAATCCTTCAGCACATTCAGCTCACATGTCTTGACCTTCGTCTTCGTATCCTTCTCAAATTGTTTCAGTTCAAAGAATTTAGGCGTTTTCATTTGCGTCGTCTTGTAATACACATAGGGCCCCCATTTGCCCTCTCTTATCGACAGACTAGACGAAATCTCGCGCAATACCCCCTTGCGTTTTTGGTCCTTGTTATAACTCGGCTTCAGCAATCCGTCCTCCTCCAACACCTTAAACACCTCCGCATACGTGATGTTCTCTACCGGCCTGTTCCCCAGCATCGCCAACGATAACCTGTTCTCCCCATACATCGCATATAGTCCATACTTGCCCTTCTTCACAATCAAGTCATCCCCCTTATACTTCCCCAAATTGTTGTCTTGTTTGCACGTATCCTCTAGGACCTCTTCCAGCTGGTATTCCCCGCGCTCCAATTTACCCATGTCCAAATTCGCGCGCACCGGCTTGAACTTTATCGTTCCGCCCTCGTTGCATTTAATCACCGGACCATTCTTACCAATGATGTAAACATGGTTCTCGTCAATCACGTATTCCAACTTTTCTAACCCTTTTAGTTCCCGCGTTAATCGCATCAAGTCTTTGTAACAGTCGCCGCACAATGTGTGCCAAACCTGCTGGTCAGTCGCAATCATATCTAGCTGCATTTCCATGGTTTTGGTATAGTCATAGTTAAACAACTCGCCATAATACTTGAGCAAAAACTCCATCACTATAATCCCGACCGGCGTTATCACCAGCTTGTTCTTTTCATTCCCCACCGTCTTTGTCACGGTCATCTCCGTCATCGTGTCGCCCTCCAGTATAAAATCTTTGCACTGTACAGTGATCCCATCAATGTCTTCCTTTTTCACATAATTGCGCTGCTGTATCTTGTCCACAATGGACGCATAGGTGGACGGCCGCCCAATCCCATGGTCCTCTAGCAGGCTCACCAGTCGCGCCTCCGTATAATGCGACTGCAGGCTTTTTATCGTCTGTCGCGCCTCTATCTTCTTATATTCTACTGTAGAGCCTTGCTTCAATGCCATTAAATACGCGTACTCTTTACTCTCTTTTTCATATTTATTCGCGACGATAAGCCAGCCAGGGAACACCACTTGCTCCACATTATAGACAAAGACGTTATCTTCTGCCGCTGTAATATTTGATTTAAAGGAAGAAAAAGATGCATCCGCCATAAGGCTCTCCAAGGAGTTGGCCCAAATAAATTCATACATTCTTATCTCTCTTGTAGTCAAATTCTTGTATATTGATATGTTTACGCCAGGAGTGCACAATATGTTAGTAGGCCTTATCGCCTCGTGCGCCGCTTGAACTAACCCTGCATTTTCTACTGTAGGGCTTAAAACCTTTTTATTACTTGGTTTACTTGTTTTCTTCCTTTTATTCAATCCTTCTTCTAAAATAGTTGGACTAACAGTTATATTATTTAAGTCATCTGCGTTCTGACCGCTACATATCGTGTACTCATTAATAGTTGGGCTAATGTATTTATCGTTATTATAAGTATCCACTATGTATTTCTTGCATGTGTCCACAAACTCTGCGCTATATTTGTCGCTATCTGTGCGCATGTAGGTGATTAATCCCGCCTCATACAGGGTTTGACACAGCTTCATCGTCTCTTTCGGCGAATAATGTAGCTCATTGCTCGCTGCCTGTTGTATGCGACTTGTCGTAAACGGTTTCGGCGCGGCTTTCACGCTAGGTTTCGGGTCTGTGCGCGTAAATATATGGTCATGGTTAACGGAGCTTTCTATAAAATATTCCATATCCTCTTCATTCTCATAGTCTTTGGTTAAAGAAAAAGGAAGAACCAATTTAGTAAAATACCCTACTGTAGAATACACCTTTTTACCCGGGGTCGCCTTAATCCGCTCATTATTCTCGTACACTATTCTGAGCGCCGGCGTTTGACATCTTCCCGCGCTCAACGCATTCGTCTTGTTTGCCTGGATAAGCTTCCATAACACCGGCGATACCGTAAAGCCCACCAATACGTCCAACACTTGGCGCGCCTGCTGGGACCGGACCATGCTCATGTTCACCGTCGTTGGATTGGCGACCGCCTTTAATAGCGCGTCTTTAGTGATTTCATGGAAAATGATGCGCTTCGTTTTATTTAAAGGAAGCCCAAATATTCTGCAAATATGGAACGCAATCGCCTCGCCCTCTCGGTCGTTGTCGCTCGCTAATATCACAGTATCCGCTTTCGCGATTTCTTCCTTTATTTTCTTTATTTGTGCCACTTTCATAGGATCATCCAACAATGCATACGTCGGTTCAAAATTGTTGGCAATATCAATGTCCTTGATTGAAGCAATGGTACACAAATGCCCGTATGAGGCGATGCACTTGTAGGAGCTGCCTAAATATTCCTCTATTTTGTCACATTTTGCGGGCGACTCCACGATGACTAATCGCTTCTCTATCTTATATTTGTCGCATAATGCTGCCATTGGTATAATAATATAATATATACGGATTTAGGTTTATATTATTTTACTTTATTGTTCTTATTATTAATAAGGTTAGTTAGCTGCATTTATTAAATTCAACATGTTTTAAATTTGTTGTTATTTAATACTTTTTCTAAAATGCCAATATTTTCAGTTATTTGGGATGAACAAATTATTTCAGTTTGTTTATCATTTACCCGTTCCCAAATGCACACAAAATCTAACCACACATCATTGCATGGTAATATTTGGAATGTTTCAATAACTTTTACAGAAAACACTTCTTCATTTGCACATTGATAACTAGACCAATATGCAAGAGCTTGGCCAGAATCAGGATAAAACCTCCAATTGTCTCCTGGATATTTATGATATGGCCCATTTGCAGGAGCATTTACATAAATAAACCCGCCTAATTTTACAATTCTACACATTTCTTTAAATGTCAACCAAAAACATGGATCGTGCTCAAAACAAGACGTTGATATTATTAAATCGACTGAACCATTTTCAAATGGCATTTTATCGCCTGGTTTAATAACAACATCCACTGATGGATGTGATACTATATCTAGACAAATGTATTTCATGCCTAGCAGTGTAAAAAAACTACGTAACGACCCATTTACATCTTGTCCGCCAATGTCAATTACAACTTTACCAACTCCTCCATAACATTTCGCAAATAATTCACCAGATTTTAATGCGGTGTCATGCATAATATACATATATTTATGCAGTCTCTTTATATCATTGCAAACTTAAATTCAATTATTCGCATTTATTGTGATACATATATTCTACTTCCGGTTCATCGCCTTAAACTTTTTCCAGCTGATGTCCACTACATCTGCATGTGAAACTTGTTCATCATCATATTTTGCATTAATCTTGTCCGCCTTTCTAATCGCGCTATCTACATAAAGTTTCTTTAGCAATGTCCCGACTTCATACGACCCTTCGTGTTGGTCTACTAATCCGTCCTCAATCTTCTTTAATACGTCCAAAAACTGGAACAAAATAGTATAATCCACTTCATCTTTGCGCACCTTGTTGTAAATGTCGGTGTAATACGTGAACAAAAAATTGCACTCAATCATGCCTTCTAAATTGAGGTCCTCCTCACTTTCATATTTGGACTTGAGTAATACCAGCTTGTTAATCTCGTCGCGTAAAATTACGCTATGCTTTAACTCACGAATAAGCCCCGTCTGGTCCTCCACATTATTTTCAGTAATCATCTGCTGAAGCTGAAGCTTTTCCTTGTCGTTCATAATATTATTACTAAAACATTGTATTTATATGCTTTGACCACATAATCATTTAATCATTTAATCATTTAATCATTTATTCTAGATTATAGATTTTATATTTGTATAATATAATGGATAAACCTCTTTTAACTGGTCCCGCGCCACAGGTTCCACCCATGATTGGCTCAAGTGGACAAAGCTCTGCACTTGCAATGACTGTATTAAATCAACAAAATGCTTCCGCATTGAATAAATTGGCGGGTGGCTACAAAAGAAGGAGAAGTAGTAGAAGTAGAAGAAGTAGAAGAAGTAAAAGAACCAAACGGTATAAAACAAAAGGAAGAAAATTAACACGACGTAGACGTAATAAACGTAGCACTAAGCGTAGCACTAAACGTTTATATAAAGGTGGAGCGAATGTAATTCCATATAGCGCACCAATCGGCAGCAATGCCGCGGTTCTCAATATTAGCGAAGAGCTCGCGCTTGCACATGCCACCGCAAATACGAATGCAAAATTTGATGGCGCCGTAAGCAATGCGCGATAAAATATGTTTGCAATACAATGCAATACAATTCAATTCAATGCAACCCAAAAATAAGAATATTATAATATTATAAGTTAATGCCTTCAGGAACAAACTGGTTAAATTTTACATTTGTTAATTTAGGATTTATTATTCAAATTGTGTTGATGTTTTATTGGATAATGGCTGCAGAAATTAGAAAGGATTGGAACAAATACCGCTGTAACCCCATGTTTATGCCTCTCTCCAACAACATGCAAGAGGATTTCACCTATTGTGTGCAAAACATTCAAACCAATTATATGGGGTTCTTACTCCAGCCCATCACGTTTTTAGTGTCTTCGCTCACTGCATTGGGCGGCGACTTGGGCGAGTCGCTAAACAACGCGCGCAATATGATTTCCAACATTCGCACGTTTGTCACAAGCATCACCGGAAACATTTTCGGCGTCTTTCAAAATATAGTCGTTGAGTTTCAAAAAACCACCATTGCCATCAATGACATCGTCAGGAAATTCGTCGGTATTTTAGTAACAATGATGTACATCATGGACGGCAGTCAAAAAACCATGGCCAGCATGTGGGCCGGTCCTCCCGGCAAAATGGTGCGCGCCCTCGGTAGCTGTTTTCATCCCGACACTAAAGTTCGCCTACAATCCGGCGAGCTCGTCTTTATGAAGGATTTAGACCTCGGCGCTATTTTAGAAAACGGCAGTCGCGTAGACACGGTAATGCGAATTAATAACACTCGCAATGAACCATTCTATAAACTGCCCTGCAATAAAGATAAAACTAATGGGGATGGTGATGTCTATGCCACAAGCACACATTTAGTAAAACACAATGAGGACTTTATTAAAGTCGTCGACCACCCTTATGCAGAGCGCCAACCTTTAAGCAAGAATACGACCTGGTTCACCTGCTTAATCACGAGCGACCATAAAATCCCAATCAGCGGATACACCTTTTGGGATTGGGAAGACGACATCATTACCGGACTACCGCACATTTAATGTGAACCAAATTCATTTGCAATTTACTCAATCTATTATTATCGTGGCATATAATAATAGATAATATTATGACTACACCTATAGACCCAATGATAAATAGTTTTTCATCAATGATGTCGCAGTCTGCCAATAAAATTAATAAACTATATGACGGATTGTCCTACATGGATTTATATGGGTCATCTGTCATGTTAGTTGCATTTGTATCTTTATTTGTCTTCCTCGTATGCAGTTATTGCACAATGATGTTAAATGCAGAGAAACTTAAAAATGATTGGATAAATCAGCGATGCAATCCAAAAGTCATTCCCTTTGCCGGATTAATTAATACGCCAGAAGGCGAAAGTGTGCTCTCTTACACCAGAGACAACTTCACTTATTGTGTCAACCAGGTGGTCACCAATTTCGCGGACGTCTCTTTAAACCCAATTACCACTTTAATAAATTCGGTGTCTTCTCTGTTTTTGGGCTTCGTCAACTCTATGAATGATATGCGCAACATGATGTCCAAATTACGCACCAACATCGCCGCCATTACCAAGATGATTTTCGACAGAATTATAAGCGTGCTCGCGCCGGTGCAAGTGGTATTTCTGGCGGTTAGCGACAGTTTTCGCAAAATAGAGGGAATATTGACCGCCGGATTATACACCGCATTAAGCGCATACTATGCATTGCAAGCATTAATGGGGTCCATGGTGGACATGATTATTAAAATATTGATAATTATGTTGGGGCTAATCGTTGCATTGTGGGCCACACCGGTTACCTGGGGCGCCGCAGCCGCCACCTCAGCCACATTTTTG